TGCAAATGAGGCTTATACTGCAAGGTATAACCATGAGACAGTTGCAATGGCGTTCTCAATAACAGAAGAAGCCGTAGAGGATAACCTTTATGACAAAATTTCTTCTCGTTACACAAGAGCACTTGCAAGATCTATGGCACATACCAAGCAAGTAAAAGCAGCAAATGTGTTAAATAATGCATTCGACACTTCTGTAACAGGCGGTGACGGAAAAGCATTATGTGTGACAGACCATCCATTAACAAATGGTGGTTCACTAGATAATGTTGCAGCAGCAGATCTTAACGAAACATCTTTAGAAGATGCTTTAATTTCTATTGCAGGTTTTACAGATGAGCGTGGATTAATCATTGCTTTAAGAGGCATGAAGTTAATTATACCTCGTCAGTTACAATTTGTAGCAGAGAGATTAATGGCAACTAACTTAAGAGTGGCAACATCAGATAACGATGTCAACGCTATCAAGTCAACTGGTATGTTACCAAATGGCTATGTAGTGAATGATTTTTTAACTGACACTGATGCTTTCTTCATTAAGACAGATGCTCCAAACGGATTAAAGCATTTCGAAAGAATGGCTTTAGCAACAGCTATGGATCCAGACTTTGAGACAGGAAACATGAGATACAAAGCAAGAGAGAGATATTCTTTCGGCTTCTCAGATCCTCGTGCAGTGTTTGGTTCACCAGGAGCGTAAGCTTAAAATACAAATTAACGAAAAGGGCAGTTACATACTGCCCTTTTTTGTGTATAATAAACTAACCTTGACAGTTACATGGTGTAACTGACATTTGCCACGACAAGGAGATTAAAATGGCTAATTCAACTTTCTCGGGTCCAGTCCGATCCGAATCTACAATTAAAGCAGTAAGCAAGAATGCTACTACTGGCGTAATCACAGAAGTAACAACATATGGTGGAGCACCAGTTGCTTTAGGTGATGAAGATAAAACACTTGATAATGCCACACATAGTGGAAGAGTTTTAGTGGTTCCAGCAGTAACAGCTAATCGTACAATTACACTTCCAAGCCCAGTTGCTGGAGCTAACTTTAAATTAATTTATGGTGGTGCAGCGACAGAGACAGAGAATTTAATTATTGACTCTGGATCAGACACTAACTTTTTCATTGGTGGTATACAGCACTTAGACACTAACGCTGATAACGTAGCTGTTTATTCAGATGGAAACTCAAACTCAAAAATAACATTAGTAGATTTTGGTGCAATGGAAATAAACATTACAGCCAAAGATTCAACTAACTGGTATGTATGGGGTAATGTACTTTCTGCTACTGTACCAACATTTGGTGATCAATAATAGGAGGTTAATATGGCAGGGTCAGTTTCTGACGTAAAAGCCTTTAACCACGACCAAGGTGATGACGCTGCGGTTGTAGGTCCAACAAGGTCAAGAATAAGACAGCTTGTAATTTTTGGAAATGCTGCTGGAGCATTAACAATTACCGATGGAAACGGAGGGTCTACTTTATTAACTCAAAGTTTTCCTACGGGGTTACACACATTAAATATTCCTAGTAATGGAATATTAGCAGAAAACGGAGCGTATGTATCCGCTTTTACTGGTACTGGTAATAAAATAACTTTATTTTTATCATGACACGAAAAGCAGATAAACAGCCTCCAAAAACTAAAAAGTATTTCCGCTCCACTAAGTCTGGAGCGGGAATGACTAAAGCAGGTGTTTCTCGATATAGAAGAGAGAACCCTGGGAGTAAGTTAAAAACAGCTGTTACTGGCAAAGTCAAAAAAGGTAGTAAGGCTGCAAACAGACGCAAATCCTATTGTGCAAGATCAGCAGGGCAAATGAAAAAGTTTCCCAAAGCTGCAAAGAATCCTAATAGTCGTTTAAGACAAGCTAGAAGAAGGTGGAAGTGCTAATGAATATGAAGGAAATAGCAACAGGTGTGTGTATCGTTCTATTTGCAGGTGCTATTGGGTGGACTATGCAAACTCTCATTGAGGTGGACAAAAGAACTGCTATTATGGCAGAAAAGGTTTCTGAAAATCATAAGATGATTACACCTTTGTGGGAAGATTTTATAAGAAGGAGCAAACCAAATGACAATCTTGCGAAGCTCGATGACGAAACAGATAACAAAGCCTGGTTCAAGTGGAAGTAAAAAAAGAAAAAGAAAAAGAAAAAATATTCAGAGGAAGTCCTGTTAAATACTGTTTGAAGTGTGGACGTAAAAAATGGTCCTGCAAGTGCTACAAAGTAACGGGATTCGAGGAGTTAAGAAATGCCAAAAGACGCATGTTATCACAAAGTAAAAGCAAGATATAAAGTTTTTCCAAGTGCTTATGCGTCAGGAGCCATAGCAAAATGCAGAAAAAAGGGTGCTGCTAATTATGGAAAATCTAAGAAAAAAGCAGAAGGTGGTGTGATTACTGCCAAGCAAGGAAAAGCTTATAGGAAAAGAAATTCAAAAAAGAAAAATGTAGCTAGAGGTTGTGGACAAGTCTTAAATGAGAGACGTAAGGTTACAAAATATAGATAATGGCAGTAAGAAAGACAAAATCAGGTTTAGCACTTAAGAGATGGTTCAAGGAGGGCTGGAAAGATGTTAAAACGGGTAAGCCATGTGGTAGGAAAAAGGGCGAGAAAAGGGGTACGCCTTATTGTCGCCCAAGTAAAAGAGTGTCTTCGAAAACTCCGAAAACTGCTTCGGAGATGACTTCTACTGAAAAACGTAGTAGAATAAGACAAAAGAATAAGTTAGGTCAACCAGCGGGTAAGCCTAGAAGAGTTAAGTCTCTTAGGAGAAAGAAATAAATGGCAACATCAAATTCAAGAGATTTCGACTTAGATGTCGGTGAAATAATAGAAGAGGCATATGAGCGTTGTGGTTTAGAAATGAGAACTGGTTACGATGCTAAGACTGCTAGACGTTCATTAAATCTTATGTTTGCTGATTGGGCAAACAGAGGATTGAATATGTGGACAGTTACACAAGACACCAAGACTATTACTTCTGGCACAGCAACTTATTCTTTTGACGCTACTTATGTCGATCTCTTGGAAGTTGTTTTAAGAAACAGTAGTGGAACAGATTTTACTTTGACTCAAATGAGCCGTAGTGAATATTTAACTATTCCTAATAAGGCAAGCACTGGTCAACCAAGTCAGTATTACTTTGACAGACAAGTAACCCCGACTATAACTTTGTGGTCAACACCTGATGCTACATACACATTAGTTTATTATTATGTAAGTCGTATTCAAGATGCAGATGCATTAGTTAACAATGCAGACGCTCCGTTTAGGTTTCTTCCTTGTATGGTAGCAGGTCTTGCTTATTACTTAGCTATGAAAAAAGCACCAGAAAGAGTTCAGCTATTGAAGGCTGTATATGAAGAAGAATTTCAAAGAGCCGCAGCCGAGGATGCTAATAGCACTCCTTTAAAATTAACCCCTAGCATGACATACTATAGTTACTAATATGACAAATATAATAGAAACAAAATTTGGAACCTTAGTTAGCACAAGCAAAATAGCTTCTGGTAGTGCATCACCTATCAAAAAGTCTGGAGCTTTTTATAACTTTTCTATCAAGCTAAGTAATGATGATATTCGTGAGTACTCTTTTACAAATAGAGATAGAGCAGAAAAGATGAGAAAAATTCTAATTAGTCATTTAGAAGAAAAAATTAAGATGGATTATAAGAAGCATGGCTAGGTTTGCAATAGGTAGAAAAGCATGGGGCTATTCAGATCGATCTGGATTCCGTTATCGCTTAAAAGAGATGAAAACAGAATGGAATGGTTTAAAGGTTGGTCCCGATGAGTATGAGGCTAAACATCCACAATTAGAACCAAATCATCCTGGCCCAGATCCAACAGCCTTGTACCAACCACGAGTGGATGGAAGGTCAGAAGTGACCGTAGAGAACCTTCTTGGTCTTAATCCATTTACAAGTACAGCTAGTAGTGCAGTGATTACAGTTCTTGAACCGTCTCATGGCAGAAGCACAAGTGATACAGTTAGATTTAGAAATGCATCTAGTTTTGATGGTTTTACAAAAACTGTTTTAGAAAACGCTAGTGGCTATAGTATTACTAAGATTGATGACAATAGATATAGCTTCACCGCTAGTAGTGGTACGGGAACAAATGGAACAAAAGGTGGTGGTGGTAGAGTTACTGCTGGCCCCGTTACATTGGGGACATAAATGAGTTTTACATTAGCAACATTAAAGACAGCAATACAAGATTATACAGACAATGATGAAACAGTATTTGTTTCTCAGCTTAGTAATTTTATTAAAGCAGCCGAAGAAAAAATATTCAAAAGTATTGACCTAGATGTATTCAGAAAGAATGTTACGAGTGCTATGACATCTTCTGATCCTTATTTAAGTGTGCCATCAGATTTTTTAAGTGTGTTTTCTTTGCAAATAACAACAGCTGGATCAGAGAATTTTCTTTTACAGAAGGATGTTAATTTTTTAAGAGAGTATTCTCCTAGTGCATCAACAACAGGAACACCTAAATATTATGCTAAATTTGATGTAGATAACTTTATTTTAGCACCGACTCCAGATGCAAACTACACCGTTGAATTACACTATTATTATAGACCAGCTAGTTTGACCGCAGGAGCCGACAGTGGTACAACTTGGATTAGTACAAACGCACCTTTTGCATTGCTTTATGGTTCTCTTATAGAGGCATATACATTTATGAAAGG